AGTAGTATGAATGCAACAATAAAATCTCTCAAAGATTATATTGAAGATTGACAATTAAGTCTCTATTTGTTATACTATCTAAGTAAATCCAAAACATCCAAACTAATCTAAGGTAATCTAAATGTCTTTTGCTGATCTTAAAAAGCAATCCAAACTGGGTTCTTTGACACAAAAACTAGTCAAAGAAGTCGAAAAAATGAATAATGCAAGTAGTTCAGGTGATGAACGTCTGTGGAAACTAGAATGTGATAAAGGCGGCAATGGTTATGCCGTTATTCGTTTCCTGCCTGCTCCTGAAGGTGAAGACCTTCCATTCGTTAAACTCTATTCACATGCCTTCCAAGGTCCTGGTGGATGGTATATTGAGAACTCTCTGACGACTCTGAATCAGAAAGACCCAATGTCAGAATACAACACGATGCTGTGGAACAACGGCACTGATTCTGGTAAAGATCAGGCACGTAAGCAGAAACGTAAACTGACTTATGTTGCAAACATCTATGTCGTCAAGGATCCTGCTAATCCTGAGAATGAAGGTCGGGTAATGCTTTATAAATTCGGTAAGAAAATCTTTGATAAGATTACTGCCGCAATGCAACCTGAGTTTGAGGACGAGGAAGCAATCGATCCGTTTGACTTCTGGCAGGGTGCTAACTTCAAACTGAAGGCAAAGAATGTTGCCGGTTATCGTAACTATGATTCTTCAGAATTTGCCCGTCAGGATGTACTTCTTGAAGATGATGAAGCAATGGAAGCAATCTGGAAGAAAGAGTATTCTCTCGAAGATTTTGTTGCTCCAGACCAATTCAAGTCTTATGATGAACTGAAGAAGCGTCTTGAATATGTTCTTGGTATCAAAGGAACAACTAAGTTCCAAGATCAAGAATCTGTTCAGGAAGAAGAAGAGTTTCGTCAACAGAATCGTGCAGAATCAAATCCTGTCCCTCAGTCAATGAAAGAAGAACTGAACGATCTTTCTTCTACTAATACTGATGACGATGATGATACTCTTTCATACTTTGCCGCACTCGCAGCAGATTAATTATTCTGCGAGTACGATTCTAGTATTATCCACACGAATGAGAGACTCAGTTACAAATTGTGAAGACCTATCATAAATCATAATTTGTTTCATATCATTTAAAAACTTCTGCAAATATCCTCTTTTTAGTAAATAAATTGAGGATTTTTTATTATTTTTAATAGTCTCATATTCTAAATTACTAATCCCTCTTCTTACATCACTACCAGATAGAGAAATTGCATTGCCATTATCAGTATAATTTAAAGTAAAATTTTCATCTACGATTTTGCCTTCAGGAAGAATTAATCTACCACTTGAATTTTTGACTTCTTTAGTTTCATAATAATTAACATTAGATAAGTTTTCTACACCATACTTATTTTCGATATATCTGTATAATACATAATTTGATAAAGGCCATTCATCTCTTACATTAATAATACCGGCAGTCATTAATACTACCCAATCAAGTTCTGCACTCCCATAAAATTCTTCGGCAACTGTATCGGGTCTTGCACCTTCTACAATTTCATACTTATCAAAAATTGTAAAGACATTCTGTAAATCATCACGTAACTTATTTTTTCTGAATAAGTTTTTAACTCTTAAATATTCTTTAGATGAAATTGAATCAGAAAGAAATGACTGATAATCTACATCTGGTAATTCTCTGAAATATGCCATTTTAGTATCCTGTTCCTCCTTCTTCTTTTTGATCTATATCATAAACTGGTTCAATTTCTTTGAAAGATAAGTCCATAATCATCGCAACAGGTGTACCATCATCATAAGTACTATAAACTCCGGCACCTGTATAATTTACACTAATACTTTCTAAGAAGCACTGTTTAAATCTATGTAAGTATAAATGATCTTCACTGCCTTGTTTATATGTTAATTCAAATACACTTGGAGTTTTTAAAAAAGTATTCTCAATTGATGCACCTTCTACTCTCGGAGCCATATATTGTTTAAATGCTCTTATTATTTCCTTAATTTTCTTACCTTCGTCTTTGGATCTTGGCACCATTTTAAATTGAAATCTAAAAGTTCTAAGAGTTGGACCATTAAATAATAATTCTAAATTTGGATTTAAAATTTCCCCATTAGTTCTTGCTAATAGTTGGTCTGGAGTAATATTACCACCTATAGTACCAATTGCTGCAGAGGCAAGTTTCCTTGTTGCAAAACCCTGAATTCCACTTATACCACCAGCAGCATTTGCGACATTACTTCCACTCTGTAATGCACTATCATAAGCCTTTTGTAGTTTGGTTACTGCGTTTCCCTCTGTAGCACCTGCTTCCATAATACTAACTACACCACTAGCAGCAGCACCGATAATACTATTCAAACTGGAGTCACTATATTTTACGGCATTATTATCTGAGATATTGGATGGCATTGGAAGTAAAATTACTTCCTTTAGGTTTTTGCCTCGATTTTTTCTAGATTGTGGCGATCCAACTAATGATTTGTTATTAGAGTTTTTTCCAATAGGTATATAATCAACAATAGCAATTTTCAAATAGTCAGTTTTATCTGTAAATGTTGTTAGTGGATATCTTAAAGGTTCTGCCATTTATCTTTTTCTAAGTATTTAGAAACTTACCATAAGAAATTTCTCTCAAGTCAGAGATTTCTCCTGCATACACCTCATATATTTGACCTACTGTTCTATCTAAACGATATTTTCTATAATCTCCCCAATGATAATTAAGTCCTATAAAATATATATTTTCTTTTTCTTTAAAAATATTTGTGCAGGCAATTAATGGATGTTGATCATATCTTATGTTTGGAGTTTTAGCAATGTAAATATAAGTATAAAATTTTCCAGGAATTGGAACAGGAGTTGCAGAACCTTTAACTGCTTCTAATATTTCTAGCATTTTATCATCTGATGTTTTCCCTTTTAAATTATTAACAATATTTCTTACTCGATTATTATCATCATCTGTTGGTCTATTTGGATTTTTTAAAACTCCATCATCATAAACATTAGAACCTACTTTTATATTTGGATCACTACTGTAAGTTACTTCACCAGTCTGAGAAACATAATAATATGATCTTCCCGTTCTTCCACCTCTTTTGATCGTTCTTGCCATTACTTAATACCTTCTTTATTAACGATATAATTAAAATAATTCATTCTCAGTTAGTACCTGAAACTCATAACCATGATCTAAACACCATTCTTTGGCGGCATCCCACTTTGCCTGATTTTTAGCATACTCAACGACTTCATAGATATAACCTTTTGTCTTTCTTTTTTTGACTTTAGGTTCTTTTGTTTGTCTGAATGGTTTTATTTCGATAAGTGCTTTTTTTATTTTTCCGTTATTATCTTTATATTTGATGTAGAAATCAACAAAGTATCTGTGGTATCTGTTATCTACTGGTGATCTGTAGGGAATAACAACCTCCTCACTAGAATATTCTATAATATTTTTATTCATATCACAATAGTAGAGAAATTTTCTTTCCCAACTACTTCTATAAATGATATTGCAAACATCTCCTTTATACTTCTCTGGATTTGATGGTTTATATTTACCTTGTAGATATTCTTTTTTAGGCATTTTTCCATCCCTTATGCGTCTTATTTCTTCCAGCAACGAGTTGTTGTAAGCACCCAATACTCAAATTATTATCTCTGGCAAATTTGGTAAGATTTTTTATTTTTACTATTTCACCATTAGAATTTATTAATGTGTATTCTTTACTGTTTCTTTCCGATATTTTCTCTTTTTGTTTTTTGGAAAGTTTTTTTCCTTTCATAGGATTTTCATTATTTTTAAACCATTCTTTTCTTTTGTTGCTTTGTTTTAATTTTGTTTCTTCTGAATGTTTTTTCTTCCACATAGGATTTAATTCACCAAATCGGGTACTTTGATACATTCCATTTTTTTCTCCAAAATTTGCCCTTGTCATTTTGAATTTTTCATCCTTACATAGTTCTAATGTTTTTTCTCTTAATATTTTTTTAGTTTCTTCTGTGTGCTTTTTTCCATAAAAACCATTATTTGCTCCATCACAACCACTATTAGATTCAATTTCATATGATTCTGAAATTATCTCAATATTAGAATCTATTCCAAGTATCGTATTAAGATTTTTTGTATTCTAAGTATATTCTTTTTTCATACTGAAGAACTTGCTATTCTATATTATTTATAATATCCCTTATATGACATCTAAATAACTAATAATAAAGTAGTCGTATAGGTATTTAGAGTGGCTCGTCCTTATGTAAAAAGTATAAAAACACAGGAAGCAAAAGATATATTTGGGAGACTTTCACAATCTAATCAATATCAAGTAACTTTCAGTGGTCTTCCGGGAAAAGTTGTTACAAATATAGAGAGTAAAACTGGAATAAAGGATATAGTCAATTATATGGGACGTAAAGGAAGTCTTCTTTGTTTCGAAGCTTCACTTCCATCCAGTTCTCTTGCAACTACTGAAATAAAAAATGACTTTATTGGAATTCCTCAAGAATTTGCACATACTAGATTATACACTGATATTGATTTTAGTTTTTATATTGATTATGATTATAAAAATTTAAGAATATTTGAGGGTTGGATTGATTATATTGCAGGAGGAAGTGAATCTATGGATAATATGAAAGAAGAAAATGGAAATTATTATCGTAGGATGAGATATCCTGATGATTATAAGACACAGACAATGTTTATTTCAAAATTTGAGAGAGATAATGGTCCCCAATTAGATTATCAGTTTTTTAATGCATTTCCAAAATTAATAACTTCTATTCCACTTAGTTATGGTGGATCTAGTATATTAAAAGTTAATGTTTCTTTTAATTATGATCGATATATTATAAATCCAAAAACTACTAATAATGGAAATAAAGAAACTTCATCATTGACATTTGATAGGGTAGATCCAGAAGCAAAATCAAAGGTTCCTGGAACAAAAGTAGAAACACCAAAGGCTCCAACACCACAAAAAGAACCGAAAGGGGCAGCACAACGAGCAGCAACACCAACAGAACAATTAAGAAATACTGGAAATGGTCGTGATGGAACATTTGGGGATGGAACATTTGGAGCAGGTAGACCTTCAGGTTGACCATCTAAATAAAAATAACTGAATTATATCAATTACTATGCCTTTACCTAAGATTAATACTCCAACGTATGATTTGACGTTGCCTTCGACGGGAAAGAAAATTAAATATAGACCTTTTCTTGTGAGAGAAGAAAAGATTCTAATTATGGCAATGGAGTCTGAAGATATGACAGAGATTACCAATGCAATTGTTCAAATTCTTTCAGATTGTATTATTTCGAAAGATGTTAAAGTAGAATCTCTTGCGACTTTTGATATTGAGTATCTATTTCTAAATGTTAGATCAAAGTCTGTTGGTGAAACCGTTGATGTAAATATTACTTGTCCTGATGATGGAGAGACTCAGGTAGAAATGTCGATTGATATTGATTCAATTAAAGTTCAGAAGAATAGGGGACATAAAAATATTATCAAACTTGATGATGAACTTTCATTGAAACTCAAGTATCCATCACTGGAACAATTTGTCGAGAATAATTTTGAAACAACAGAAGGTGCAAGTGAAATTGGACAATCACTTTCAATGATTACATCTTGTGTTGAAATGATTTATAATTCTGAAGAAAGTTGGGAAGCATCAGAATATTCAAAGAAAGAAATGGATGAGTTTATTGAACAATTGAATACTAAACAATTCAAACAAATTGAGAAGTTCTTTACTACGATGCCAAAACTTTCTCATACTATTGCTGTAAAGAATCCAAAAACTGGTGTAGAGTCTGAAATTGTTCTGGAAGGATTGGCAAGTTTTTTCAGTTAGGTATGGCTCATACAAATCTTGAGTCATACTACAAGATAAATTTTGCTTTGATGCAACATCATAAATATTCATTAACAGAACTAGAAAATATGATTCCGTGGGAGAGAGAAGTTTATCTTGCTCTACTTCAACAATACATTGAAGAAGAAAACCTAAAGGCACAACAAAAGAGTGGAATCTAACTTAAACATAAAGAAACCTGATACACCTAAGTTAAATGTAGAGACTGTTTCATCAGCAGTCTTTGGAAAAGAGGATGGTGCTGGAGGAGGTTCTGGAGAATCGATTAAAAATATTCATAAAACATTAAGTAAATTATCTCGTCATATAAGAAAGTCTTTAATTCGTATTAAGGCATTAGAGTTTAATTTATCAATAATAACTCCCAAAGTTGAAGAAACAGAAAAGAAAGTAATAGTTAATACTGAAAAAACGAATGAAGTAGAAAAGAAAGTAATAGTTAATACTGAAAAAATTACAAGAATTAAAAAAATATTAAAAGAACAAAAAAATAATATAGGAAAAAAACTTCCTGGTAGTAATCAAGATGATTTAAATAAGAGTTTAATAGAAACAAATAAGATTCTTGTTCAAATTCAACAGGAACTTATGAGAAGTTCTGCATTGAGATCAGAACAAGAAAAAAATCAAATTAGTAAGCAAAAAAAAGCTTCTTCAAAAGCAAAACTTAGTAAAGAAGAAAGTGAATTAGAACAATCATCAAAAAAACTTGGGTCTAATATAGCAAAAATATCCGATAAAATTCTTTCTCCTGTAAAAGGAATTTTTGGTAAGATTATGGATTTTGTTGGAACTCTTGCACTTGGGTTTGCTACAAATGCAATATTTGAATGGTTGAAGGATAAAGAAAATCAAGAAAAAGTGCAGGGATGGTTTAATTGGATTAAAGATCATTGGAAATGGGTTGCTGCAGGTATTGGTGTATTGTTTGCATTACCTTTGGTTGGAGCAATTGGAGGAGTAATTTCTACAATTGGAACTTTGGTTAGTGTCATTGGAGCACTTGCCACACCATTATTAGGATTGATGTTAAATCCATTATTTTGGGCGGTTTTAGCCACAGTTGCAGGAGCTTTGGCTATCCCATTTATTGCGGATAAAATTAATGCCGACAGGAGAAAAGAGTTATATGGTGAAGGAAATATGAGTAAAGGACTTTTTGTTACTCTGGCGAAGAATGAATATGGAGCAATGGCCAGCCAAAAAAATAAAGATAAAATGACGGATCAAGAAAAAAAAGAATATAAAATGTTGCAATATTATGATAGACTCCTACAGCAGAGGCAAAAGACCAATCAAAAATTATATGCCGCAGAAAAAAGTGGTGCATCTACAGAGAAAATATCAGAATTAGAGGAAAACCTTTCTCTTCAAGATACTGAAATAGGACGATATGAAAGAGGTGCTGGTGGAGTTAAAATTCAAGGAAAATCTATAGGCGACCTTTTTAGTGCATATAAAACAACGGGAACACTACCACAAACTAGTTTATCTAAAGCAGGATTACAATATAGAGAAAAAGGTGGTCCAGTATCTGCGGGAACTCCATATCTGGTCGGAGAAAGAGGGCCAGAAATATTCTCTCCAAATATTGATGGATCTATTGTCAATAATATGAGAACAGAAAAAATATATGAGATGATTACTTCTAAAAAAAGAGGTCGTGGAGGAGTAAATATACAAACTCTTCCAACAATTACAAATCAAATGCCACCACCAGAAATGCCAAATATGGGTGTTGGAGATGGAGCAACAGAAGTTCCTGAAATCTCTAGTGTAAATATGGCAGATCCATATCGTAAGTTGACACCGATGTTATATGGTATAACAGTGTAGAAATATGGTAGCACCACTTCTTACTGGATTAGGAAAAGCATTTGCAGGTAAGGCAACTAAACAAGTTGCGAGAAAAACGGTTAAAAAAATAGCAAAGGATAAAGTAAAATCTTTTGCTAAAAATAAGAAAGATAATAAAATATCTAAAGATTCTTCACCACTGACATTAAATACTAGTAGTGGTGATATAGAAAAAAAAATATATGATAAGGAATCAAATGTAAATAGTTCGCAAAAATTAAAGACACCAACTCTCAAAATAAAATCAATATCAAAAACTGCTTCTCCAATACAGCAGTTAAAAATTAATGCGATCAATATTCGAAATTTTTTAGTTCAAGAAAATAAACAAAAAATTAAATTACAAAAAGAAAATCAGAGAAGAATTTTTGAGGAAATAAGTAAGCAAAAGAAAAAATTAAAAGAGAAAAAAATAGAATCCCCTATTAATAAATCAATAAAAAATATAAAAAAATCAACTTCAAGTAAAAAACAAGGAAGTATTCTTGATAATTTATTGGAATTTATTGTACTTATAATAGGAGGAATTGTAGTTAATGCACTTCCTGATATCATATCAAAAGTCAAAGAAGTTATTGATAATATTGTAAATTTTCTAACACCAATTCAAAGTGGATTTAATTTGATTAAGGGATTTTTTACTGGAGAGTTAGATCAAAAAGAGTATGATGTAGATAGAAAGAGAATTGATGATGCACTTGAATCATTTCAAGCAGATGGTGGATTAGTGGATCAATTTGCACAAAAAATGGGACCTCTTGGAGCTCTTATTAAGCAATTGAAACCATTTATCAGTATGGTTAGAAAGGAAGTAAAAGGAAAAAATATAACTCTTGCTATAGTAGGAGGCAAGGAGGGAGTATTAAATACAGAAACTAATGAATTTATAGCAAAAGAGTGGACATCAGCAGAAAGAAAAAAAATGGGTGGTGGAGAAAGTTCATCTACTACGAGTGGAACTACTACTATTGATTCATCCGATTCAGGTCGTGAAGGAGATACTGTCACTTCTCGTGGAGAAACAAATCAGAATGAAGTTTCAGGATTTCCAATAAGTAGTCATTTTGGTCAGAGATGGGGCAGATTGCACGGAGGTATTGATGTTGGAACACCTACAGGAACACCATTAGCTCTTGCTCACGCAGGAAAAATTATGTATGCTGGATTGAATGGTGGATATGGTAATATGATTGATGCATGGGTTCCTAATCTTAATGTTCAGTTTAGATTTGCTCACCTAACAAGTTTACTAAAAAAAACTGGAGATAATTTTAAAGCAAATGAAATTTTAGGTAAAACTGGTGGTGGTGCCGGAGATCCTGGAAGAGGTAGTTCAACAGGACCTCACTTACATTATGAGATTGATACTCAAAAAAATGGAACAACATATGGTGGATCTAAAAATAGAAAACTATTATATGATATGGCAAAACATGTAATTCTTGGAACTTCTTTATCTTCATCTAGTGGTGAAGGTGGTAATATAATTCCACCAATTAAAGGAAATATGCCATCAGATGAAGTTGTTGGAAGAATATCACATTCTACAATATCTGATCAAAATACTTCTACATATTATTATATTCAACCAATTGATACTGTTCAGAGTAAAGTTGTTCCATTTCCAGTTCTAATGAAAAAAACTTCAAATACTCCTACAGAACAATCTGAATTAAATCCAATATGGACGAAGTAAATGGATAAGAATTTAGAACAGGTTAAAAAAATAAAACTAAACACTTCCAATATTCGTAGTATTCTAATACAACGTAATAAGGATCAGAAAAAAACAATTTTAAAAAAAGAGAAATTATCTTTAAAGAAAGAAAGTAAAGAAAAAATTAAAAAGAAAGAGAAAAAAATAGAATCTCCAATCAAATCCTCATTAAGTGAAGTTAAAAAATCTGTCGGTTCTCCATCTGGTGGCAGTATTTTTGATAAATTTTTTGAATTTTTGGGATTGATGCTCACAGGAATTATAGTTAATGCTGCTCCCGAAATAATTGAAAAAGTTAAGGAAGTTTTTGATATTGTTGTGGAAGTATTTACTCCAATCCAAAGTACATTTAATTTGATAGTTGGGTTTATGACTGGAGAAATTGATGACTCAAGATATGATGCAGATAAAAAAAGAGTTGATGGTGTAATTGAACAGTTGAATTCACCGGGTGGTAAAGTAGATAAATTAATTAGTAAAACTGGATTATTAGAACCATATATCAGAAAGTTTACAAAAGCTTTGAATATGGGATCAAAAGGTGTTGTTCTTGCAAAACAAGGAGGTATGGAAGGATGTAAAGATACAAAAACCGGAAAATTTACAAAAAAACAATGGACAACTTCCGAAAGAAAATCATATGAATCATCAAAAATACAAAAAAAATCAGAAACATCTTCAGATAAAACTGCAACTCCCGTAACTAGTCTTGGGTCTGGAGGGGGATCTCTTAAAGATATGACAGATCAAGATTATAGTGACCTTGCTTTTGTCGTTAGTCATGAGGCATTAAGAAATACTGACGATGAGTATGGCGTATCTGCTGCGGTTTTGAATAGAGTTGCTGATCCTAGGTATCCGAATACAATTATGGGAGTTGGCACTGCTCCTGGTCAATTTGAGGCAGTATTCAGTGGTAGGGCCTATAGAGATGAAAAACTTGCCAAAAAGTTAAAGGAGAATGAAGGTAAAATTGTTGAAGCATTAAAGAAATTGAATGGTAGAACTGACTTTAAGGCAGTCAGTAGCATGGGGCAATATATGGGAGATACTGATGTTATGTTCCATAAGAAAGGTAACTTCTATCATTATGCGGAGCAGAGAGGAAATGTAGATCCAATTCCTTCAAATATTCCTCAGGATTGGAAGAAATTTGTCGGTGGGTCTAGTAAAGTAGAAACAGGTGAAGGAGGATCTCTTAGTATGTTTACACAAGTAAGACCAGACGAAAGAAAAATGGCAGCAATTAATCAACCAATGTATGAGGATTTGGATGATGAAGAAGAAATGGTAAATGTTTATATACAACCAATAAATACTACGAGAACAGTATATAATTATCAACCAATACCTGTATAATTTTTGGCATTATGGAGTGCATAAAATAAATGGCAAACGCAGCAGACGCAGCAAATTATCAATTACTCACACTTACAAAAGGTGATAAGGAAATTGTTTTAGAAGGAAAAACAACGAGTTTTGATTATTATGAAAGTTTATTATCTCCAAATATTACTGCAATAATGACAATTGTTGATACTGGTGGAAGTATAGAATATGATAGTGAATATGATAGGCAGGAAAGATTTGGTGGAATTTATAATGCACTTCCTTTAACTGGTGACGGATCTGAAGAAGTAAAATTTAAAATTGCAAATGCACTTGGAACACTTGATTTCACAAGAAAACCATTATATGTTAATTGTTCAGTGAATCCCGACCAAGAATCGCAAAGAGAGTCTATTATTTTAAGTCTTGTTTCAAAATCTGCTATTGTGAATCAAGAAACTCATGTTAAACAAAATTATTCAGCATCATCAAATAATTCAGAATCCGTTAGGTCAATAACAAAAAACTTATTGCAGATAGAAAACAATAATATTGAAATAGAAAAAACAACTAATAAGTATCCATTTGTTGGTAATAACAAATCACCTTTTGATGTAATTTGTATGTTAGCATCAAAATCGGCACCAGAAGATGGAAATCCTGGTTTTTTCTTTTACGAGAATCGTGATGGACATAAATTTAAATCTATTGATAGTTTAATTGATCAAGAACCAGTTCAAGAATATTATAAGACTGATGTTAATCGTTCAAGTATTAACACTGAAACTAATTTTAAAATTTCATCATTTAGTGTTAATAAAAATCAAAATTTAATTAATGCATTAAAATCTGGGGTTTATACAAATCGTACAGTATTTTTTAATCCTAAAACATTTAAGGAAGAAGAAGTTTCATTTAATTTAGGAATTCTTGAAAAATCTCTTGGTAAAAATGAAGTACCTAAACCAGTAAATCGAGGGTATACAAGAACTCTTTATAGTGTTAAAGATGTTGGGGCATTATCACCAAAAGTTGAAGAAGAAAATTTATCTGGACAACCTGAAACTTGGCAGGGAAAGGTTCAAATGAGGTATAATTTATTATTCAATCAAATGGTAAAAATACAAGTTCCTTGTAATCCAAATCTTAAGGCAGGTGATGTAATTAAATGTTATTTTGAAACAGTTACTACTGATGAAAAAATTCAAGGATCATCTGATCCCGTTCAAAGTGGAAAATATTTAATTTTGGATTTATGTCATCATTATGATACTCAGAGATCATATACGGCAATGACTCTTGTTCGTGATGCATACGGTCTATATACTAATAAAAGCTAGAAATGGCAAGTAATCAAGGATATGATATTGGTACAAATAAATGGTTTTTAGGACAAGTACCACCGAATCAAAATCAGCATGTAAAGAGTCCTAAGTGGGTTGATACGCATGGAGATAGGGTAAAGGTCAGAATACCTGGAATGCATCCTATGTCGAGTTCTGAGGACGCAACTGAACTTGTTGATGATAAATTACCATGGGCAATCGTTGCAAAACCAACAACACATGGAAATCGTAATAATCAATCAACAGGTATTTGGGGTGGAGAATGGGTAATTGGATTTTTTCTTGATGAAGATTGTCAAATTCCAGTAATTACTCAAGTTCTTGGTAATAATTATCCGGGAGAAATTAGAGAATCTATAAATGGAACAACTTATGGTAAACCGGTTAAAAGATATCAACCAAGCAATCCTTCAATTAATACACAAATTGCATCTTCTGGAGACGTAAGATCTAAATATGAAAATGTCAATCCAAACTTTTATCAAAATGCCAAAAAGTGAATAAATATCAAAATAAAGGAGTAAAATTATAAATGTCTGCTTCAATTAGCAATCAAGATAAAGAACTTTTAATAAGACTTGCTTTAGCAGAAGCAAGAGGTGAAGGTGTAGTTGGACAGGCACTTGTAATCAGAAGTGTTTTAAATAGACAGAAAATAATACAAGAAGGAACATCTGGACCTAATGTCTTCTTGACAAATGGAGATTCTAGTATCAGATCCATTATAAATGCTCCAGGTCAATATCAGCCAGTAAGGGACAATAGAAATTCTATAAATCAAACTTTTAGTAATGATTTATTATTAAATGGGGGAAAGGCATATCAATTAGCACTTAATCCATCAGAACTTCAACGACAAGTTGAATTGGATGGTATAAGTTCTGCAAATGCAAGAAATTTGGTATTGGCACCATCTTTTGATTCACTTGGTGGTCAAGGAAGAACTGGTGCTGTCAATTATAGAAATCAAACATTTGTCGAGAATGTAAATAATTTTGGAGTAAGTGGAGATTCAATTTTTGCAGAGTCTTCATCACCACTTGAACCTGAAATAGCAACACAAAATCCAGTTGGAGAAGGACCTGTACCTATACAAGTCATAACTTTTGAAGAAGCACAATCTGGTATTGGAACAAATTCATCAGTTGGTATTGGAACAACTTCACTATCAAACGCCAGAGAAACCACTAAGGGGATGAACTTAGAGGATTCTCCATTTAATGAAAAATTTATCAATTCTGTTTCTTTTGCAGAAGCAATAAAAATATATGAAAAAATTAGACCTTTACCAGATCCTTGTGGAGACTCTGAATTATCACAAATTAATTCAGCATTAAGTAACTTTTTTAATACTGTCAAAGGATTAAAAGCATATGCCGATCTTTATATAAATGGTGCTATTAATAAATTAAAAAATCTCACCTCTTTAATAAGAAGCACCGCACAAATTATTGGTGGAATTCTTAAAACTTTGATAAATCGATTGAGAGATTTTTTAATTTCTCAAATTTATGGCAAGATTCGAGAAATTATAGATACAATTCTTCCTGTAGTTGCTAAAAGTATTAAAAATAGTATAATTCAAATAATTGTTGATAATATTTTTTGTGCCTTTAAAGATATTATTAATGGTCTTGTAAATTTGATTACAGATTTCTTATTTGAGTTGGTAGGTAAAATTGTTAATGTTCCTTTTTGTGCAGCACAACAATTTACAAATGCTCTTGTGAATAATATTGCCGCAGTTATAGACGGAGCTATAGGACCTTTATTGGATGAAATTGATGATGTTCTTGGTGGAATAGTACAAGTTTCTGGAAGTGTGTTCGAAGCACTTGATTATATTTTAGGATTTGAATCATTCTTGTGTGCAAAACCAAATTGCCCAGAAATAAAAGAATTCAAGGCAAGTCCTTGGGGTGGTCCAACACAATCTCAAATTGATCAATTTCAAAATTTTGCCAATGTTCCAACAGCAGAAGGTGTTATTGGATCTGTGGATGATTATATAAGCAATATTGAAATATTTGGTCAAAAAATTGGAGATGCCGGATTTGTAGATTCTCTTGGAGTAACTGATTGTGATCCATCAGTATTTGAATGTGGTCCACCGAGTGTTGAGATATTTGGTGGTGGAGGAATTGGAGCAGCAGCAGAAACTATCTTAGATCAAACTGGAAGAATAATTGGAGTAAATATTACAAATCGTGGTTCTGGATACAAAACACCTCCTTTTGTTGCTTTTGTAGATAGTTGTGAAAATACTTTTACGACTGGATATGCAGTAATTAGTGAATCCAATTCCTCCAATAATGCTGTTGTTTCTGATACAGGTGGAATTAGTGAATCCAATTCCTCCAATAATGCTGTTATTTCTGATACAGGTGGAATTAGTGAATCCAATTCCTCCAATAATGCTGTTATTTCTGATACAGGTGGAACTAGTAATACTTCGTTTGGTTCTGGATTTTCTGGAAGCAGAGCATCAGATGGTGAAGTAATTGAGATAGTTTTGACATCAAATACATGGGCTCGTTCAAAAGATGGTTCAACTGAATTTGACCGAATACCAGTTGAAACTATCGATAGTTCGAGTGATTTTGTTGTTTGTTTAGATGGATTTAGAATTTTAAATAGTGGAACTGGATATAGTGTTAATGATAGCATATCTATTACTCCAGATATTCCAAATCTACAAGCAAATGTGAGAATATCAGATACTGGTCAAATCTTAGAGATTAAATTAACAGATACTATTTGTGGTATTTCCGGTTATCCAGAGATACAAATAAATAGTCCTACTGGTGAAGGTTTTGTTATCGAACCTAAACTTTCATTCATACCAATACCAGAATCTCCAGATGTTGTTGATGGTATAGATATAGTTGAGATAGATTCGAGTATATCGAAACCTATACCAACTAATCAAGAGTTGGTAACTCTCAGAGGAAAAGTTGTTCGTATTGTAGATTGTGTAAGTTAAATGTCAAAAAAACCAGAACAAATTATAACAGATAATGAATTTGGAACCATTTTAATGGGTCCTATTGGTGAAGAAGGTGAAATTGGAGAAAACATAGGCACAAATATGATTATGAGCCTTAAAGCAGGGCATAATCAAACATATACAATGACAGGGAATAAAGGAGAAATTGTTCCTGGATGTTCTCATGAAATAGTAGGAACAAATCTTAAACAAGATAGAAATGAAAGTGAAAAAGAAAATATTGCAAAATCAATTAATGCTGAGAATGGTGATATTGTATTAAATGCAGAAAATGGCAATATAAAATTAAGAGCAAAAAATATTTACATTGAAAGTGTTGGTCCAGATAGTGATGGTTCAGTTTTGATAAGAGCAAATGACCATATTATTATAGGAGCAAATGAACAGATTAATCTTGTTGGAGGTAAAGTTTGTGTAACATCATCTGATAGTGTTACAATTAATGCAACAGGATTTATAAGATTACTGTCTAAAGATATTATACAAGGATCTCCATTTTCTGCATTAAGTTCGATATTTTCTGGGATTAATGTTGCAACTTTAATTGAAAGTATTGCAAATAGTTGTAAATAGGAGATTATTATGCCATTCGAAAAACTAGAAACAGGTGTTCTTGATTGTTTCAGTTCTATTCCAGTCGAAGGAAGTTCTTTAGAACTTCCAAAATCTTTCTGGAAACCAGGATCAGGAGCAATTTATAATGCTTATACAGGAAAATCTTCATTACTTGTGTATGGGCAGGGGGCAATAAATGTTGGAATGAACCCAACAAATGTATTTGCTTATTGCGGAGCACCAGGAAATATAAATTATCATCGAGAATCAATAACTACTTATGTTGGTGATCATCGTGTAATTGGAAGATCTTCTGTTCAGGGTATAGAATTTAGAACAAACGTTTCAAATCTACAGTTGATTGGAGCAGTCTATTCACAAATTTCTGCAGGAAAAGTTTCCGTTCAATCGGTAACAAATACTAATATTGGTGCAGGTGCTCTCGTTGATATTAGTGCATCATCCATTCTTTTAAATGGTAGGGCTTGGGATCCGGCAACGAAATTTTGGGACTCTAAGAAAAATTTCGACATTCCACATCCAACCAAAAAGGATCATCGATTAAGATATGTTTGTCTAGAAGGACCTAGTGCTGATGTTTTTGTGAGAGGTAGACTTAAAGACTCTAATATAATTAAATTGCCCAATTATTGGAAAGATTTAGTTGATGAAGAAAGTATTACTGTAGAATTGCAACCTATTGGATCTAGACATTATCATCTTAATGTAGAAAAATTTGATAATAAAGAAATACATATAAAAGAATCTGATGATAAACCTATTGATTGTTTTTATCATGTATATGGAGAAAGAAAAGATACCACAAAAAATATACCCGAATATAAGGGCTTGACAATTCATGACTATCCAGGAGATAATAGGGAATGTCGTATTAATAGTAAATGAATAAAGTTCATGAAGTTTTTCCTTTGATTGTTTATCAAGGAAGTGTTGACTGTCATGAAGAATTTAAAAAAAAGAATATAGATTCTCTTCGTGATTATTGGTTTAATGGGTATGAAAATGAAAGTCCGGAATACTCAGGAAAAATTTTTGCACATTTAAATCCAGATTATAAAATTTTTTTTGAGTCCTTAAAGAAAAATATAAAAGAATATCTTGAGCATTTAAATGTTAATCATAAATTAATTGATTATCATATTGTTAAGTCATGGGTTGGATACCATTCTGATGATATTACTCCACAACTAAATCCACATTATCATAATGAATCTAATATAAGTTTTGTATATTATCTCAAAACCGATTCAACATCAGACAAATTTTGTGTATCTCAAAAAAATAATCAAAATGAATTTTCTGGAGGTTTATTTGAAACTTCAAAAGATAAAAATACGATTATAGGATTTAATAAGTATAATTGCAATCACTATACAATTACTCCAATTGAAGGAAGTGTCGTAATGTTTCCGAGTAATATTTTACACCAAACACAAAAATTTACAAAAAGAATAGGTGAAAGAATCGTAATAGCCGGTGATATTCGCACTACATTATCTAAAAATAATCCAGATTATCACCAAGGATGTACTCACCCATCACAATGGTTAGAAATATGAATCTAAATAATTATATCTTAAAAAATATGTTATAAAATGGCAATTTCTGATGGGATAATGGGAAAATTAAAATTCTCATTAGAGACAGTTGAAAATTTTGGAACTGATGCAAGTAAAGGTATTGAATCTCCAAAAGAAGTTAGTGTTATTTCTATTAACCCAACGTCTGATGGTAAATGGATTGAAACTGGAACTACAGAACCATCTCCTGTAAAGAAAGATCTTGAGGCAAGAGATGATGAACTTGAATTTTACAAAGGGGAATTAGAAAATTTTTCTAAAATAACTGAACCTAATGATTTGGAATTGGTGACTATAATAGGAAATATAAATCAGAAAAAGCAAGAAATTTTAGATACAATTGGTGCTGCTATTGGAGCAGGATGTTCTGCTGGTATTAATACAACACCTGGATATAATGCTACGGTAAATGGTGTGGTCATAGGAATATCTAATAAAGTAGTAGAAGATTATGCTTTTGCTAGTGTTTATACTAATTTAGAAGATACTTCTTCAGAATCACCATTTAAAAATCCAACTGATGTTGAATTAACTACAAGTAATGTAGGTATTGGATACTCATCAAATTATGAAATTAATTCTTCCGAAGGAGATGTTATATCAAATCCAGGTGTAGGAGTAACTTTTAAAGAACTTTCACCAATACAACTACCAGGAACATGTACTGATGCTCTCAACACTGTAAATCAATTAGCCACTGATATTGATAATCTTAGAAATTCTATTGATAATCAAAAAATTGAAGAAATAAATATGATAAAATCTATGAAAACTGAATATCAATTGTTTGTATGGACTTATGAAAATGCAGATACTAGAGCAGAAGAAAGTAAATCGAGAATTGTTGATGCAATGAATTCTGTCAAGGCAGTTAGTTGAAGACCACTTCTCCAACCGGCACACTTGACACCAGAACTCAAATGCCTTATAATAACAAGGTAAACAACCAAAGCAATATGCAAGACGAGTTTCTCACACGATGTGTTGTAGACCCTACCAAACGCACATTCTACATCTATTCTAGTGAAGGAGACAACAAAGAAATTGTTTGTGATACTGTAGATCAGTTTATGGATGTTCTTGAGGTCATTCGCAATACTTGTCCAAAAGATACTTTGGTTTATGCAAAACCACTGGAGGTGTAAATGGAAGTTTTTACCCTAAAAGAATGGGAAGACAATTTTGATGACCTTATGGAAAGAGTCGAAAAAGGTGAAACCATAGGTATTGTAAGAGAAGATGGTAAGGCAGCAGTCATGATGCCTGCCGATGATGAACTAATACGAATACACACTGAGAACAATAACGAAGCTCAGTAGTTCATCATCTGCTCGTGAGACTTGGTAGTCAGGGGAGTTTTATAAACTCTTTGCACCCGATTAGTGCCTTTGAGGTGGATCGTAACCACCCACGAGTATTGGATAGTTTGCGCTGGGACTGATAATCCAGAATGCTGCTATCCATCTAGTGTAGGTGTGATGTAAGGAAACACGCCTCTTCGGAGAGTAGTGCAGGTATCAAACCCTGTCATCTACACTATTATACATATATCATTTTATAAATAGGTGTATGTATAACTTCATTTACCATTATGTTTACTACAATTACCAAATGCAAAGGTTGTGGATGCGACATTCTAAATGAAAGAGTGACGAAAGGACGACTAAAAAAATGGTGTAGTCAACCTTGTAGAGCAAAATGGAGGTATAAAAACGATTCTGTAATTAAGGACAGGAACACTTATACTGAACAAAAAGCAAGAGCATATTCTAATAAATGGAAAGCACTTCAATACAAAGGTGGTAAGTGTCAAACTTGTGGTGAAGATAGACCCGCAACTCTATGCTTTCATCACAGAGATCCATCAGAAAAATCATTTGCTCTTGATGGGAGAACCTTTGCAAATAGGAAGTGGGAATTTGTTAAGGAGGAAGTTGATAAATGCGACCTTCTTTGCCATAACTGCCATAATGTGCTACACTATGGAGACAGTTGGGGAGAATTCCTAAACGAGCTGGTTTAGCAATCTGGTAGAATGCTCGGAACTCATAATTCCGCGAAGGTGGGTTCAATTCCCTCAACCAGCATTAGACGGGGAATGAGTTCGCCCGCGACGGTGCTAACCACACTGTGATCTAGAGAGTTGGTTACTTTCTTTTTGCTCCATTACAAACTGTCAGTATGTTGGGTGTAGCGCCCACATAGCATACGGATAAGTGTAATGTCTTGTGGGCGTAGTCCAATTGGAAGAGACATGGAGTTTAAGCCTCCATCAGTGCTGGTTCGAGTCCAGTCGCCCATATTAACATTTACAACAAAGAAATAAATAGTCAAAAAGACTATGAAATATTTTCAGCAATTTTCAGAAGATATGGCACAAAGACGTGCTGACCTTGCAAATAAACAAAAAGAATATGTTCAAAATTATCAAGATAATTTAGCACGAGATTCCGAAGAATATGCTAAAGATTCTGAAGAAAGAAGACAAAAACAAGAAGCAGAGCAAGAAGCAAGAAATCAAGAACAAGAACAACTGGTGCAAAGAAGAAGAGAAGAACGTCAACAAAGAAAAGCAAGAAAACAAGCAGAAAGAGAAGCAGAAAGAGAAGCAAGAGAACAACAAGCACAAAATGAATACTTGAGGTCTTTAGAAGCAAGAGTTTCTGAAACCGAAAATAAATAAAAGAAAGAATAATATTATGTCTTTCACAGTAACCACAAAGAAGTGTTGGTATAATGACTATAAAATGATAGTCAAAATGTTCTTTCTTAATGATGTGCCATTTTCGTTTGATGATTTACCTGTAGGTTATTTGTATGACCGAGAAACAGTAAGAGAAGCATATAGTAATAAAGATTATTCGGTAGAAGATATTTACAAGGGTTCCAATTATTTGATATTGGAAAATTGTCATCCTTGCTTTGATGATATTGAGATATTAAATCCTGAAAACTTACCAGAGGAGATTCGAAGTTTTTATAATGGAGAAGAAGATTTGCTAAGATAATAAATAAAGCATAGGAACAGTACCTGGTTTGGAAAATTGCCATTAAATAAATTAGATTCAATTATCAAAAATACTGATGGTCGTATAATCTATGTTAGTCCTTCCGATTTAGATTCTACCGATAGTATTGATAATCAAGGAAACTCACTAAATCGTCCATTTAAGACTATTCAAAGAGCACTGATCGAATCTGCAAGATTCTCATATGTCAGAGGAAGTAGTAATGATATAGTAGAGAAAACTACAATTCTCTTAATGCCTGGTATTCATACCGTAGATAATCGTCCAGGATATACAATTGACATTACGGGAGTAGTTGTAACTTCTGAAGGAGGTTCTTCCTCTAGGAATAATTTTAATTTATCATTAAATTCTAATTTTGACTTAACGGATAAAAATAATGATCTTTATAAGTTTAATAGTGTTTATGGTGGTGTAATTGTTCCTCGTGGAACTTCAATTGTTGGTCTTGATTTACGAAAAACTAAAATAAGACCTCTTTATGTTCCCAACCCAACATTTTCTTCAATTCCCAATAGTGCAATTTTAAGGCTAACTGGAGCTTGTTATGCTTGGCAGTTCTCTATTTTTGATGGGGATGACTCTGGAACTGTTTATACACAACCAAATAATTTTGATATTAAATCTGTACCAACTTTTTCTCACCATAAATTATCAGTATTTGAATATGCCGATGGTGTTAATGAAGTTGAAAATAAAGGTCTTACAGATCTTCAAATGTATTATGCCAAATTGTCATATGCATATTCCCCAAGTTCGGGTAGAGGAATTGCTAGTGAGGATGAGTATCTTGAAAATCCTGAAGGGTTTAGTCCAAGAAGACCTGAATATGAAATTGTTGGAGCATTTTCCTCAGATCCTATTTCAATTGCATCTATCATATCTGGTGATGGATTAACTGCATCACGAGTCATTACAGTTACTACAAATACTCCTCATGGATTAGACAAAGGAACTCCAATTCGTATTAGTGGAGTTTCGCAAGATCAATATAATATTTCAACTAAAGTCACATCAATTAGTGATACTAATGATAGTGTATTTACTTATGTAATAGAATCTGATCCAAGATTTTTAACTCCATCATTAACGAGTCAAGGAATAGTAAATGTAGATACCGATACAGTATCTGGTGCCTCTCCTTATGTTTTTAATGTGAGCATGAGATCTGTGTGGGGGATGAATGGATTAATTGCAGATGGAAGTAAGGCAACTGGATTCCGTAGCATTGTGATATCGCAATTTACTGGAATTAGTCTTCAGAAAGATGATAGATCTTTTGTAAAATATGATGCATCTAATGGTAGAACTTATAGTGGATTGACAATTACTGAACAGTCAGGAAGTGAATTATCAGCAAATTCTTCTTCGAGTGGAATAGTTTATCATCTAGATTCTGATTCAGTTTATAGGAAAGGTTGGCAACAGTCGCATATTAAAATAACAAATGATGCTATTTTACAAATAGTATCAGTATTTGCAATTGGATATAGTCAACAGTTTGTTTCCGAATCTGGTGGTGATGCATCGATAACGAACTCTAATTCAAATTTTGGACAATTATCTTTAGTTTCTGAAGGATTTAAAAAAACAGCATTTGATAAAGATAATAAAGCATTTATAACTCATATTATTCCACCAAGAGCAATTGATCAAATTGAAGATAAAGTTGATTGGTTGTCAATTGATGTTGGAGTAACAACATCTGTTGCTGATAGTAATAAAATTTATCTTGCTGGATTTAAAAACGAATCAGTCATTCCACCATCATTAACACAAGGATATCGTATTGGAGCAAGAGTATCTGATAAACTTTATTTAACTCTCAATACTTTAGAGTATTCTGCAGATATTGTAATTCCATCTAGTAATCAATCTTCATTTGAAGAATATCTTGTAGGAGAACCTTCTTCAAATATATTCACTCTTTCTTCTGGAACTCATAGTTTATCTACAGGTGAAAAAGTTATTATTATTAGTGAAGATGCAGATTTTCCAGAAAATTTAAGAACAAATGTAATCTACTATGCAATTACTCCTTCAAATACTACAATTAAACTTGCCGCATCAGAGTCTGAAGCACTTTCTGGTCAAGAAATTAATGTTTTTGGTGGAACTAATTTAAAGATACAATCGAGAGTTTCTGATAAATCATCTGGTGATATTGGACATCCAATTCAATGGGATTCGATTCATGAGCAATGGTATGTTAATGTAATCAACAATTTAATTACCCCGCAACTTTCTGGATCCGGAATATCAGAACCACTTTTTGTTAAAAGAATATCTGATTCTAGAAGTCTTGATGAGAAAATTTATAAGGTCAGAGTAGTAGTTCCTAGACAACTTACGAATGGAAAAACTCCAGAATCTGGATTTATTGTTCAAGAATCAAGTTCTACAGGATTTTTTGAAGATACTGATGGATCAAGAACAACTATTGATGCTACAGATTTTAATTATAATAAAAATCCGAGATTTATTAGTAATTGTTCCTTCTCCTCACCAATAGTAACAGTAGTTTCAGAAATTCCTCATAACTTAAATGTTGGAGATATAGTAATTATTAAAAATGTTACAGATTCTAGTGTTAGTGGTCTTGCATATAATGGAACTCATACTGTAACTTCTATTCCTAATGAATTAACATTTACTTATAATACAGAATTAACTCCGGGAACATTTACAAATGATACTTCTGTTAGAACAAAATCACTTCCAAGATTTGAGAGAAATGATTTAAAATCAAATCTATATATTTATCGAAATGAGATTATTTCCGAATATGATGATGGAGAAAGAAATGGCGTATATAAATTTTATATATTAAATTCTAATAATCAAGTTCAAACTGAATTTACAGATCTTAAATATGGACAAAATGTAGTTGACTTATATCCACAAAATGATAGAGATAATATTAATGAAAACCCAAGATCATCAAAATCATACGCATTAAGATCACCAATCGGAGATGTTCAAACAAATGATCTTAAAAATAGTATTACAAGAGAAAGTATTGATTTATTTGCAAAAACATTAGGTATTGGACATAAAATTTCATCAATTACTGGTGCTGGAAATACTAATCCTACAATAACTTTTGATAGAAATCATAATTTTAATGGTATCGTAACTGGAAGTATTAATGCTTCCCCAACAGGATTTACTGCTGGAACATATTATAATGTAAAAATTTATAATAATTCTGAATTAACAATTTGGAACGGTGCTACTGCAAAAGTGGTTGTTTCTGGTGCAGGTATTATAACATCTACAGAAATTATAAATGGGGGATCTGGATATTCTGCCGGAACATATTACTTAGATACCAGTATCATTGGTTCTGGATCTAATAATGATTTTGTCGTTACTTCTAATGGAATTTCTTCTCCAGTAGGTCAAGTTGTTCAATTTACTGGTGTTGGAACTACATCAGATAATTATCATCGTATCTCAGCAGTTACTTCCACAAATCAAATAACAATTGAAAGGTCTACAAGTGAACCAGTTATCGTTACAGATCAATATGCCCTTTTAATTGCACCTTCAACATCATTCACCAGTATTGGTAATACAATTACTGCACCGAGTCATGGATTGGCAGTTGGAAATAGATTTAAATCAATTGACTCTTCAAATAATAATCTTGGAGATTATATTGTTGATAGTGTGATTAATGTTAATACCTTTACTGTTTCTGATGGAATTGGATCAAATTCTGGATTTATTCTGAAGCACGGATTATCATCTAATAAAGGAATTTCTGATGGTTCAAATGAAAATCTTGAGACAAGAGGAATCACTATCTTTGATGGAGAAAAGTTAACTCTTACAGAATCTGGAGGTATAGACAGTTCAGAAACGCAATTTAGTGTTAGTCATTCTGGTACTGGAATTGTAGAAAGATTTCCACTAGGTTCTTATATTAAAGTTGATGGTGAAATTATGAGAATTGCAAGTAATTCTCTTAGTGGAGTTCCTGCAGATAAAATTACAGTCATTCGTGGAGTATTTTCATCTAAACAAAAATCACACCCTGAGAATTCATTAATCACTAAAATTAAAATTCCTGCGGTTGAATTTCGTAGACCATCAATTATTCGTGCTTCTGGACATACTTTTGAGTATCTTGGATATGGTCCGGGAAATTATTCTACAGCACTCCCACAAGTCCAGAATAAAACTTTATCAGAAAGAGAAGAATTTTTAGTTCAATCTCAAGAAAGATCATCTGGTGTTGTTGTTTATAATGGTATGAACAATAAAGGAGATTTCTTTATTGGCAATCAAAAGAAGTCTTCTACAACAGGTGAGGAAACAACTTTTGATACTCCAATCCCTACTGTAACTGGACAAAGTGTATCAAGACTAAGTGAAGTATTTGATGAAGTCGCAATTAGGGAGAGATTAATTGTAGAAGGAGGAGACTCTGGACAATCACTTTCTCAATTTAATGGATCTGTTACATTTAATGCAGAAACTAGATTTACAAATTCCAATGGAATAGAAGGATCTGCAGCAATAAATGTATCTAATACAAAACAATCAACAGCAACAAATTCTGGAGCACTTATTGTTGCAGGTGGAGTTGGTATTGGAAAAGATTTATATGTTGGAGGAACAATATATGGTCTTGGTGGGTTATCTATTAGTTTGATAAATATATCTCCAAACCAAGTTCTTTTTGCAAATTCTAATTCTTTTCTTGATGGTGATAATGGATTTACTTTTGATCAATCAACATCAACATTAGGAATTAATAGTATTTCAATATATGAATCTGGTGGAAATTCTTATATTGAAGAAATTGATTCTAAAGA